CATGGCGATGGTAGGGTTGGAGTATATGCGGAGGATAAGGACATCTATACTCTCTTATTCCAGAAAAATTTTTTGGATTATTTTGTCCGAAAAGCATTTAGCGATAGGGTGGAACACTACACGGAGGAATAGTGGTAGGAGTAAAGAAGAAGAAGTTAAAGAGGGATATGACACCTCAGGAGCTACACCAAAACAAAAGGGGAGGACTTATAGGGCCGTGTCGTATATGCGAAAGGTCTGTGCATCAAGGAGATAGCTTTATTATTACTGGTGGTGATATAATACTTTGTACACCATGTTACGAGAAAAGGATCAGTAAGCGTGCAACTTAAATACAAACCAGATGGTGACACCTTGAAAACCTTTATGAAAGATGATTCGTTCTTTCGTGGGCTTCGTGGTCCAGTAGGTTCTGGCAAATCTGTAGCATGCTGCATAGAAATGTTTAGGCGTGCCTTACTACAAAAGCCATCGGAAGATGGAAAACGGCGCAGCAGATGGGCAGTTATAAGGAATACTAACCCACAATTACGCACAACAACTATAAAAACATGGCTTGACTGGTTTCCTGAGAATGATTGGGGAAACTTTAGATGGTCTGTTCCCTTTACACACCACATAAAAAAAGGCGATTTAGATGTTGAGATTATCTTTTTAGCCCTAGATAGACCAGAAGATGTGAAGAAACTGCTATCATTAGAGCTAACTGGTATATGGGTGAACGAGGCAAGAGAGATTCCTAAGTCTATTATTGATGCGTGTACTATGAGAGTGGGTAGATACCCCTCTATGAAAGATGGTGGACCATCATGGTATGGAGTTATATGTGATACCAACGCTCCAGAAGAAGATCATTGGTGGGCTATCATGGCTGGTGACTCTATAGTACCAGAACATATATCACGAGAAGAAGCATTAATGTTAGTGAAGCCTGATAACTGGGCATTTTGGAATCAGCCAGGAGGTATGATTGAAGATAAGAATGAGGAGAATGAGATTATAGGCTACAAATCTAACGATAAAGCAGAAAACAAAAAGCATTTAACCCCAGAATACTACAATAATATAGTTAATGGTAAGACTAAATCTTGGATAGACATCTATGTTATGAACCGATTAGGTAGATTAGATGATGGTAAGCCAGTATATCCAGACTTTAATAAGCTCATTCATGTAGCAGAAGAACATATACCAGTAGCAAATGGTAATACAGTCTATGTAGGTATGGACTTTGGATTGACTCCAGCTGCCGTATTTGCCCAAAAAATTCGCGGAAGATGGCACATCTTAAAGGAAGTTGTGTGTATTGACATGGGTATCGTACGCTTTGCTGAGCTAATGCGACAAGAGATTGCACAGAATTATCAGGGTTGTGACCTACAAATGTGGGGTGATCCAGCTGGTGATTTTAGAGCGCAAACTGATGAGAGTACACCATTCCAGATAATGAGAGGAGCTGGAGTACAAGTCTATCCAGCACCTAGTAATGATGTAAGTCTAAGGTTAGAGTCTGTTAACGCTGGACTAACTCGTATGCTTGAGGGCCAGTCTGGAGTAATCATAGATAAAAGATGTAAGGAACTTATAGCTGGGTTTGATGGTGGCTATCACTATAGAAGATTACAAGTAACAGGACAGGAAAGATACCAAGAAAGCCCTAACAAAAATAGATTCTCCCATGTGCATGATGCTTTACAATATCTGATGCTAGGATCAGGAGAAGGGCGAAGCATAACACATGGGGGAGCATTAAGAAATGCCTTTCAAGCAAAAGCATCTTTTAATCCATTTGATAAACAAAGAGCTAGAAAAAAAGAAAAAAGTTTCTGGAGTAAGTTTTAATGCACCTATCGTACTTTGACATATTCGGTATTGCTGCGTTAATATCTCTATTATTAAATTATTGGATAGGTAAAAAATGAGTGAGTCATTATTAAAAAGATTAAAACTTAGTGGATATAATAAACCAAAAAAAACACCTGGGCATAAAACTAAATCACATGTAGTCTTAGCTAAAGTAGGGGATGTAATAAAAACAATTAGGTTTGGTCAACAAGGAGTGTCAGGCGATAAAGATAATACTGCAAGAAGCAGATCATTTAAAGCAAGGCACGCAAGCAACATAAAGAAAGGAAAATTGTCCGCAGCTTACTGGGCAAATAAAGTGAAATGGTAACATGAGTTTATTAGCAAACATAAAAAAAAGACAAAGAAAAGGTATTTCTAGGTCAAAGAAAAAAACAACAATAAGTAAAAAAGCATACTCTCAAATGAAGAAGGGTTGGAAAAAATAATGGAATGTGCGTTGCTCATATTCTATTTACAAATACCAATGCAATAAGGATGAAAAAATATGTGTATAAAAACACCAAAGCCACCAAAGGAAAGTCAAGACGCAAAAGCAGCAAGAGCAGCCCAACTAAAGGGAGAGCTAGACGAGCGTACTAGACTTAAGACTGAGTCAACTGAAGCAGAAAGATTATTGCAATCTGGGTTCGGTAGGCGATCGCTTATTAGTGGATTGAGTGGGGGTAGAGGCTATCCTCTAGGCTCATAGACTATGGTAGATAATGTAAAACAAATACTCGAAAGGTATAGTAAAGCGGAGGCTACTAAACAATTATGGACTACAACCTTTGAAGAATGTTATGAATATGCACTACCACAAAGAGAAAGTTTTTATCAAGAATCTCAAGGTGCAAATAGACATGACAAAATTTTTGATGAAACAGCTGTAGTAGGTGTACAAGAATTTGCATCAAGACTACAAGCTGGAATTGTTCCAAACTTTGCCAGATGGGCTGACTTAGTAGGAGGACAAGAAGTTCCTGAGGAGGAAAGATTAGATGTTAACAAAGCTCTCGATGATGTTACAGAATATGTATTTGAAGTTCTGCAAAATTCCAACTTTAATCAAGAAGTACATGAAAGCTTCTTGGACTTGGCTGTTGGAACAGGTTGCTTACTTGTGGAAGAAGGTGACGCACTTAACCCTGTCAACTTTACAGCAATTCCGCTCCCTCATATCTGCTTGGACACAGGACCTCAAGACGATATTGATACGATATATAGGAAAAGATTAGTTCGCTGCAAAGACCTTATGGTTGCATATCCTGATGCAGACCTATCATCTCAAATGAAACAGAGTATGATAGATAATCCAGACAAAAAAATTAATATTATTGAAACAGTATATAGAGATTACTCTGTATTGCCTGATGAAAAATATCATTATTGTGTAGTAATTAAAGAAGAAAAGCGTAAGATAGTACACAGAGAAATGAATGGTAATGGCTCTAATCCATATATTTGTTTCCGTTGGGGTAAATGTGCTGGAGAAGTATATGGTCGTGGACCATTGATGAACGCTATGGCAGCAATTAAGACTACCAATCTAACTGTGGAGATGATATTAGAAAATGCTCAAATGGCTATCTCGGGTATATACCAACTGGAAGATGATGGTATTGTTAATACAGATACAATACAGTTATTGCCGGGTACTGTCATACCTAAAGCACCAGGCTCGTCTGGACTCCAGCCGATCCAAAATGCTGGTGACTTTAGAATATCTGATATTATTTTGTCGGATATGCGTAACAACATTAAGAGAGCTTTATACAATGATATGCTGGGCGATCCGAACAGAACCCCAGCCTCTGCAACAGAAATTGCAGAAAGAATGGCAGACCTTTCAAGAAGAATTGGATCAGCCTTTGGAAGATTACAAGCAGAGTTGGTTACTCCAATCCTACGACGAGTTATACATATACTTAAAAAACAGGGTAGAATAGAAGTACCACAAATTAATGGCAGAGAAATTAAAGTAGTAAGTATCTCTCCATTAGCACAAGCACAGATGCAAACAGATATTGCATCAGTAGATAGATTTTTAGAATTAGTCATGGCTAGGTTTGGACCACAGATGTTACCTATGTTAGTTAAAGGTGATGAGGTTGCTAAATTCTTAGCTAAAAAATTCTCTGTGCCAGAGGATTTGTTAATGACTGATGCTGATAGACAGCAAGTTTTACAACAGGCACAACAGATGGGAGCTATACCAAATGACGAAACAACAGAAGATATTGGGTCCTGATGGATATGAAAGAAGTAAGAAAGATAATGAATTGTTAAATGATTTATTAACTACTACTTTTGGAACACCACATGGAATCGAAACACTTAAATATTTAAAATCAATAACAACAGAAAGAGTAGCTGGACCAGAAATAAAAGCTGATGCTTTGTTTCATTTAGAGGGCCAGAGGTTTTTAGTTGGTGTTATTGAAACAAGAATAAGACAACATCAAGCAACACAGGAGCAAACAAATGAATGATGAATCTTTAGTAGAACCACAAGTAGTAGAAGAAACAACGGAGTCTGGCGATCTCCCTCCCACCCAATCTGCACCAACCGAAAGCCAGACTCCAACCAAACCAGATCATGTACCAGAAAAATTTTGGAAAGATGGAAAGCTAGATGATTTATCTTTAGCTAAGTCATATACAGAATTAGAAGGTATGATTGGTAAAAGAAAAGATGACTTTAAAGAAGAACTGGTAGGTGAACTTAAAGCAGAACAAATGAAGGATAGACCAGCAGATGAAAATGCTTATACAATTCCAGAAATAGAAGGATTCACACAAGAAGATATACTTGCTAATCCTATGTTAGACTGGTGGAAAAAGACAGCATTTGAACAGGGATTTAATGATGAACAATTCCATGAGGGCATAAAACAATTTGCACAATCTAATGTAATAGAAGTTGATTTAGCTCAAGAAAAAAGTAAACTTGGTGATAATGCTGAGGCAAGAATAGATAGCGTAACTAAATGGGCTTCAACTAATTTTCAGAATGAAGAACTTGATATTGTTGTAGAGTTAGGAACAACTGCTTCTGGTATAAGATTTTTAGAAAGATGTATGGGTATGGGTGTTAGTAGTGTTAATACTGCTGATGCAGTAGCCAAAGGAACAGGACAACAAACTATTAGTGACTTAAGATCAATGATGAACGATCCTAGATATTGGGATTCTAATAAAAGGGATGAAGCTTTTGTTGCAGAAGTTAACGAGGGTTTTCAAAAGTTAGGTGGTAATTAGTATATTTAGACCTGACTTACAGCTAGTTACAGAACTAGCTGACAATCTAACTAACGAAGATATTGCAGAATGTGAGTTACTTGGATGCACACCTTTAGAGGCGTGTGTCCAGGCGCTAGAAGAACATCAACAAGATATATCATGGGTAGCTGTAAACAAACATGGACCTATGATGATGTGGGGAATATTTAGAGATACACCTCCTGTTAACAACAAGATGTATAAAAATGCTGGTAGAATATGGCTTTTAATGTCTAACAACATGAATAAAAAAGAAAAGTTTATATTCTTAAGAGAGTCAAAAACATGGGTAGAAGTCTTTAATACACACTTTGATTTGATATTTAACATAGCAGATTCAAGGAGAAAAGGTCTAAAGAAGTTTTTACTCTACCATAAGTTTGATATTATAGACTTAGAAGATGACAACCGTATGTATTTTGTGCGTTGCGTGAACAATCAAGAAATAATTAATTAGTGTTAACTGCCCAAAGGTAAATGGCCAACCCTATTCCTTAGGATAATTGGAATCAGTACTCTAGGATAACAGGAGGTATTTTATTAACTCTAACTAAAGGAGAGTATTTATGGCATTATCCATAGATCAAGCGTTTATTACGCAGTTCGAGAGTGAAGTCCACCTTGCTTATCAAAGAGCTGGTGCTAAGCTCAAAAACACAACTCGCCAAGTCAATAATGTAACTGGTTCAACTGCACGATTCCAAAAAATCGGTAAAGGCGAAGCTGTTACTAAATCAAGACATGCAGAAGTAACAAGCATGGACCTCACACATACTAATGTTGATGTCACATTGTCTGATTATTATGCAGCTGATTATATTGACACTCTTGACCTACTCAAGACAAACATTGATGAAAGACAAGTAGTCGCTACTAATGCTGCAAACGCATTAGGAAGAAAGACTGATGACCTTATCATTTCTGCTCTTGATGCTGGTAATGGTACAACAATCGCTGCTGGTTCAGCTGGTTTAACAAAAGCTAAAGTATTAAATGCTTTTGTTTCCATGAATGAATCAGACATCCCTGATGACGGACAAAGATACTTTGTAGTGTCACCAGAAGGATGGGCAGACTTGTTGGCTATTGACGAATTTGTTAACACAGATTATGTCAAAGAGGCTGAGCAACCTTTCCCAAGTGGTTTTACACAGAAAAAATGGCTAGGATTTAACTTTATGATCCATTCAGCATTACCTATTTCTACTAATGATAGAAAATGTTTTGCTTACCATAAATCTGCTATCGGAACTGCAACAGGATCGGATGTTAGAACAGAAGTGAATTACATTCCAGAAAAAGTTAGTAACCTTGTAACCTCATATATGTCAATGGGATCGATTGCTGTCGATACTACTGGCATTATTGAAGTCGTTATAGACGAATCGGTATAGGAGTAAAACATGGCTTTATCATCAAGTGAATTGAAAAAAGTCGGTGGTGCTTCACCAGCTATTTGGTATTACAAATCAGCTGATGCCGTTGGCACTATATCCGGCTCTGGTTATTTTAACGATGTTACTACTAATCTGAAACAATTTGATATTATTCTTGTTGTTTCGGCTACTGGTGGTACTGCTGCTGTTGATGTACTAACTGTATCATCAACTACTGGCAATACAACTGTAACAACTACTGCTTTAGCATAACCTAAAAAGGATAGGGGTAGTGAGCGTTCGCAGCTACCCCTATAATTAACATGACAACAACAACATCAACTCCCTCAGGGAGTGACATAGACATAGCCTCAAGAGGATTAGTTCTAATCGGTGCATCACCGATTTCGTCGTTTTCTGGAACAACAACTGAATCCCAAGTAGCACAGAATCTGTATGAAGATATTGTAAGAACAGCTCTCACACAGACACGATGGAGGTTTGCCTCAAACATAACACAGTTATCAAGACTAACAGAAGCTCCAATAGATGACGATAGATATGATGCTGCTTATACAATTCCACAAGAATCAATTATGATACATGGCGTTACTGTTAATGGTAACCCAATACAATACGAAATATTTACAGAGAAGTTATTCTGTAATGCTGGTGTTAATGACAAAGTTATAGCTGAATATACATACAGACCAGACACAAGTACATTTCCACCATACTTTATTACAGCATTACAATTCCATTTAGCATCTGTCTTTGCTGGAGCAATAGCAGAAGATGAAAACAAATCAGCACTTTTTGAAGAAAAAGCACAAAGACAATATCTATTAGCAAGGAATGTAGATGCTCAACAAACTACATCTGAGAGATTAAGAATGGATAGGTATGCTAAGTTTAGAGGTAACTCACGGACACTTGCTAGGAGATTCTAATGGCTAAAAAGATAAAATTTGTACAAACAGATTTTACTGTAGGCGAATTGGATCCTCGTATGAAAGCAAGGACAGACATTCCAGCTTATTCTGCTGGATGTAAGAAACTTAGAAATGCTTTATTAACATCACAAGGATCAGTATTTAGGAGGCCAGGCACTCTACATTGGGATGAATTAACTGGTACTACTACTCATGCTAGAGTAGAACCATTTGTATTTAATGAAACACAAGAATATCTTTTCTTATTTCAAATAGGTAAGATTGTTGTTTATGATGTAACAAGTCAAACACCTATATCAACTATATCAACATATACAGATGGATCAACAACTCCTACTATACCTATTACCGCAGACAATATACATGAGTTTACATACGCCCAACAAGCCGATACATTTATTTTTACCCATGAATCATTTAATCCTATTGTAGTAGAAAGAGTAAGCTCATCTTCATTTACTGCAAAGAAATTAGAATTTAAGAAATCATCTAATGTGACAGAATATACTGATAGTGGAATAACGAGAGTATTGCATGAAATTTATCAACCATACTCTAAGCTGGCTCTAAGCGATACGACCATTAAACCTAGCTCCAATAGTGGTCTAATCGACTTAGTAGCCAGCGTTAATACATTTAGCAGTGATTGGCACGGAGAGTCAATACTGTGGCATGGAAAAGAAATAGAACTTATATGGGATAATTCAACAAGTACAGCAACTACTATAGGTGGACAAGTTAAAGATGTATTAGAAATTAAATTAGGTTTAAATCCATTTAGGTCTACTGCTGGACAAAACTCTGTAGAAATTACATTAGTTAATCATGGCTTTAAAGCTGGTGATGTTATTACATTAAGTGGTTTTGCTGGAGAGCCTGGGCTTATACAAAGAGCTGGATTAAATGGATCATATCAAATTAGGAGAGTAGTAGATGATGATCATTTTGAAATTGGAACAGACTCAATAACCAATGCTACACAAATATTGTCTGGTAGTGGTATTGGATTCTTTTTACCAGCTGGTGTTACATGGAATCCTACTGGTGGATATAGTGTAGGTAACAGCCCTACAACTAATTGGGCAGTATACAACGCATCACATGAAGTAACTGGATATACTGGCAACACAGCCAATACTGATCCTAATGGTAATGGGTCCAGAGATTTTGGTGGTGCTGGTATTAAAATAACTGGAGCTAATATGCCTCCATCAAGAGAATGGAAAGAACAATCTTTCTGTTCAAGAAATGGTTACCCAAGAGCAATAACATTCCATCAAAATAGATTATGGTTTGGAGGAACAATAAACCAACCTGATGCTGTATTTGGTTCACAGTCAGGAGATTACTATAACTTTGATGTGGGTAATGCTGCGGACAATGATAGTGTCCAAACTATTGTAGCATCAAATCAATTAAACGAAATATATCATATTGTGTCAAATAAAGGATTAGAAATACTTACAAGTGGTGGAGAGTTTCTTGTTATACAAGATGCTGGTACTCCTCTCACTCCAACGAATATTCAAATCGAAAGGATGACAGGCTATGGATCAACACGAACTAATCCTCATATATGTAATGGTAACACTTTTTATGTACAAAGGAATGGTAGAACTGTTAGAGATTTGGAAAGAGTATCTGCTGGAGCTTTTGCACCAAGAGATGTTTCCATACGGTCTAGCCATCTTATTAATACTCCTATCGATATATGCAGCTTCGGTGGTTCTGATACCAGACCTGAGGAATATATTTTCTTCATAAACACAGATGGTACTGTGGCTGTATGTCATACTGTTTTATCTGAATCTATACTTGGATGGGTACTATGGGATGCGTCAGGACAAACACCTAGTACCGATGGTCACTTAGATAAAGTTATGTCTATGTGTGCTGTTAACGAAAATATATTTTGGGTTACAAATAGAAACAATGTTATCTCTTTAGAAAAATTTACAAACTTTGATGAAGTAAACCCTATAAATGAATGTCATTTAGATGGTGCTGTAGCTGTGCAAGTAGCAAGTGATCAAACTATATCTAATATACCAGCTCATTTTTACAACAAAACTGTTCATGTAATAAAAGATGATGGAAGTTATAGAGGAACTCAAACTGTATCAGGAACAGGAACATTAGATGCAAGTTTATTAAATCTAAAATATGAAGTTATTGATGGAGTTATCCATCAAGATAGGGCATATATAGGATATTCATATTTTATGAACTTGGAAACTATGCCAGTAGATTTTCAATATCCAGGCAGTGAATTAACTGGCAACATGAGGAGAATAACAAGAGTAAAAGTAGAAACTGAGGGAGCATTGTCAATGTCTGTTAATGGTAGAACATTATTTAACAGGACTACTGCATCTGGCCTTATACAACAGGACCCAGCTAGAGTAGATGGCAAACAGGATTTTAGATTGTTAGGTTATTCTCAGGACCCAACAATTCAAATAACACAGACATTACCAGCATCATGTGGAGTAATGCAATTAGTAAGTGAGGTAACAGTATAATGGCTAATCCACTTTATTTAATAGCAGCTGGTGTTAGCGCTTTTGGTATGTTGTATTCTGGCAAAGCAGCAAAAGCACAAGCCAAACAACAAGCATACGAATTAAAAATACAAGAACAAAATGAAATACTTAATTCTGTTATGGAAGAAAATGCTATTGTAAATGAAAACCAAAAAGTTATAGAACAAAATCTTGCAGTAATGCAAGGCGGTGAATCATCATTAGTTGCTACAGATGAAATTATAAAAAAACAAAAACAAGATGTTCAAGTAACTCAAACAAAAAGTTTGTTAAAAAGAGATGCCTTAATAAGAGGAGGTAAAGCTGCTTTACAAGCTGGAAAGATGAGTCAAAGAGCATCATACATTGGTGCTGCTGGATCATTAATTAGTGGCGGTGCTAAATATAAGGATAGTTAATAGTGATAAAAAGAGGAAAAAGATTTAACTCAAGCGTAGGCAATATATCTGTTGTTAATAGTGGTGCTGGTTTACAAGGTGCTGATGCAGTTGGCAGACAAATATCGGCTGTTGGAGAAGTGCTTACAAGTATAGCAGACAGTAGAAGCAAAGGTTCTGATAGTTTGGGTTCGCAATATGTTAAAACTTTAGGAGAAATACAAAGTGGTGTTATAATATCAGGAGCTGATCCAGAGTCTGCACAAGCTATGACAAATGATTTAACAGCCCAATACGATTTTAATGAAAACGAATCAGCTAGAATATACTCAGCATTATTAACTAATGCCAATCAATTACAAGACAAAAAAGCATTAGCTAATGCAGAAATAAATAGTAATAAATTTGTTAACGATACATTCAGTAGAATATTTTTAGAAGGAAACAGAGTAACACCTAATGATCCAGATTATGAAAGTGAGTTAGATGCATTTGCAAACTTAAATTGGAGAGAATGGATAAACGATCCTAATAATACAAAAGGCATAAAACCAGAAAATTTAGATTTTGTTATTCAAAATATGGAACAAAAAGCTACAAATTTAGTAATGCAACAAAAGACAAAACTTGCAAATCATCAACTAGACATAGCTGAAAGAACAGAAATAAACAAATTAGAAAGAGAGTATGGATATGAACTAGCTAAGAATTATGAATATGGAGGGCTATCATATACTTTTCAATCTTTCCTTGAAGATGATAAACGGTTAGATGCATTATCTACAAAATCTGGTAAGAATTACACTCCATTAAATATTGTTCAACAAAATATACAATCTTTAGGTGGACATATTATAGATAGCATTAGGTATGATGCAACTGGCAAAAAAAATAATTCTGATGATATAGCATTGGAATTAGGAAAGTGGGTATCTTTGTTAGAAACAGGACAAGGATCAGTTACAATAAGTGGAAAAGATTTAGAAGGAAACGACACAAATATAATTTTAGATAAAAACACTATTGGCAGATATATACCAGATGATGCAAGAAAATCTCTTGCCATAATGATAGAAGATTTAGAGGGTAAAGAATTTTCTGGTCAAGATGGTCTTACAATTTTAAATAATGCAAATCATTGGAACAATGAAGGCCAACCAATGAAATTTATAAGCGATTCTGCTTTAGGTAAAGTTAACACTTATGTTGGTTTACAATTTGAAGAATTTGATAAAAATATAGCATTAAGCCCTGAGGAAAATATAGGACATAAGTTAGCATTTGCAAGTAATGTAATGATAGATTTAGGTCAAGCGCCAGAAGAAATAACTAGCACTCTATATAACCTAATGCTAACCAGTCCTGAGTTAGCATGGCAAGTAGCTGGATTAATAAACAATGCAGATTTACAAAGAGTTGGTCCTTTAAATTTTGAAGGCCCAGATGCTGATGAATTATTAAGATTAAAAGACGCAATCATTCATGAAGAAATGATATTTGGAACTGACCTAAACGAAAAATATAATACAATAATAAATCAAACTATAAACAAAGATCAAAGTTTAACAGTTACTCTTAGTGATGGCGACCAAGTAAAAATAAGTACATTGTTTAACCGAACATTAAAAGATGACAAACAAAACGATTTGTATGATCTTTTTAACACAGGAAGTACTTACGGTGCAGAACAATATTGGAATAGAGTTGCAGTCAAGTTAGGTTTTGGTGAAACTATGTTAAAAAACTGGATGGGAGTTTTTGGTTATAAAGGTGTAAATGCTGGACAAGAAAAAGCGTTAGTACAAGCATTAGCTGCAACACCTGGATTTTTAGGTTACATGGAAAATTATGTAAACCAACAAGTAAGAACATTTATGTCTCAAAATGGAGAGTTAGAACAGTTTACTTTTGATCGTTTACAGAAAGTTGCACAAGATGGGCTTACAGAGTTTGCTAATAATTTTACTCATGATAGTTACAGCTTATATCCATTTACACACAAAGCTCATTCTGCTCAGCCAAATAATAATTTTGGCTATGACATAAGAACAGAGGAATTTAATGCTGTAAACGAAGCCCAGCTAAAAGGTAGTGGTTATGATAACTTAAAGGCAACAGATTTAAAGTATATGTTTGTTGAAAGTAGAGTAGTAGAGATAGAGCGTAATGGAAAAAAAGTGCCACAATTAGTAAATAGGTATCAAGTATTTAAACAATCAGAAAATGATGCGATGGCAGTAGAGCTAAGAGATAATAAGCATCAACCTATAATTGTCGAACCATTAATATCACAAGATTGGGTAGAATCAAATGTTTTAACTGATAAAGAAATGGCAGCAAAAAGAAGACGAGAGATAGAAAAAGAAAATGAGAATTGGATTAATTTCTTAAAATTAATGTCACCAAAAGCTGCTGAACCATACACAATTATACCTGAAGCGTAAAAGATGCCAATAGTTGATCCAAATACTGAAACAGAAGATATTATATTACATGATATAACCACTCAAAAAGTTCAAACTACAGAAGAACGCATAGAAGAAGAAAGAGAATATGGTTTTTTTGGAAGGTTTGGTTATGATGTTAGTTTGCTTTGGCAAACTTTACCAATAGATGAATTAAAACATCATAGAGAAAGAGATGCTTTAGCTGCTGAACATGGAATAGACACAAACTTTGATTGGTACTCTAATGCAGTTCCAGAGCTAAGAGATGATTATGCTAGTTATCTGTACAGCGCTAGAAATATTCAAGAGCTAAAATCTATGGAAGATAATTTATATGAAAACTTAAACGCAAAAGCAGAAATAGCAGAATACAGTTTGCCTTATCAGTTTTTATTATGGGGTACATCACTTGCTCAAGACCCCTTAATATTTATGAACCCAGCTAAAAATGTAAGACCTGGAGCTGGTATAATAAAAAATGCTGCATCTATGGGAGCAAGAACAACAGCTTTAGTTGCTCCGTTTGAATTAGCTAGAATAGCTCTTGATCCAACATCAAATATGGATGAATTAAAATACACATTAACTGGATCATTTTTATTTGGAGGTGCTTTAGGTCCAATAGTAGGTAAATATAAAGGTTTTAGAGAAAGAAAAAGAACAGTAAAAGAAATAGATAAAATAATAGATAATGCTTTTGATGAGATAGATTACATAGCCAGTACTCCATCAAGAAAAATATTTACTGATGCTTCTGGAGCAAGAATTAGAGGGAAAAAAATGGAAGAAGTTCCAGTCGACACAGATTGGAGAGATAGTACTTTAAGAATACCTGATGAATCAAAAAAAGTTACACAAGCAGTAAGAAATGTTTTAAAATATCCACTAGGATTAGAAAGATCATGGTTAGATGAAAGTTTTGATATTGTAAAATCTTTAGTAAAAGATGGAATAATAACAACAAGAGCTGGTAACGAGCTTATAGATCAAGTATTAGAGTTAAGCGGAGATAGTTCATATATTTTAAATAGAACACCAGAGGGCCAAAGCCCATCAGTTAGCTCAAGATACCAAAGTAATTACGGTGGAGAAATTCACAATGTAAGACATTTTATACAAAGAGCATTTAGAAATATAAACGGATTGGCAGAAAGTAAAGCGCTTGATGCAGCTGGAGATTTTGATGCTGGTATACAAACAAGAAGATTATCTGATTTCTTTAAAAGAAAAACTGGCAGAGGAACAAGATCATTAATAGAATGGCATACTTTAAAAGAATTAATATCATTAGAAACTGCATACCCAACTAAAAGCGTTGATGAATTTATTAATGAATATGGAGCAAGATTAAATACAACAAATCCAGAAGAAATCACAAGAATATTTAAGGAAGTAAAAAAATCAGCTAAAGACTACAGTACAATTTACAATAGATTCTATAAAGATTTATTTGATAACGGACTAATTGACAATGCAAAAGTGTTAGATGACCTTATAACAAGACTAGAAAAACAATTAACTGTGTATGAAAAAAGATTAAAGAAATTTGAAGCTATGCCTAATAGTAAAGGTCGTACTGCTGCTATTAAAGATACAAAAGAAATGATAGCAAAAAGAAAAGGTGAGCTACAACTACAAAGAAAAAGTTTGAATCAAAAAAAAGGTGACTATAAATCTAAAGGTCAAAAAAATTATATGCCATTGATATATGATCCAGATTTAATTAGACCTATAAGAGGTTGGGTAGAAAAAGAAATAGCAAAAACATTAGATGTTGGTGATGATTTAAAACCAAGAGCAATAAGAGCAAAAGAAATAGTAGACAATATGTTAAATGAGGGCGCTGGTCATTTTGATAATACAGGAGGTAGAGGTCGAGGAGGAACTAAATATTTAATGAAAAGATCATTACAGTTGCCAAGAAGTGTAATAAAAAAAATTGCGATATTAGATGCAGAAGTTTTATTCAGAAATTATTACAGGAAAATAGCTCCTAGAATAGAACTAGCAAAATCAAGTGGTGTAAAAGGTGATGTAAGTTTATATAAATGGATAGATAGAATCGATGAAATAACAACAGACGCTATGTCAAGAGCAAAATCAGCAAAAGATATAGAAAATATTAGAATTAGAGGCATTGTACTAAAACAAAACATTCATGATATGCGTGATGCCTTATTAGGTAACTTAATTACAGACTCACAAAGCAAAAGATTTGATGCTAAATTATCAAGAGATTTAAAAAACTTAGCTGCATCTTCTGTCGCTGGTGGATTTGCTTTAAATAGTTTTGCTGATATAGGAAATATACTTGGTAGAGCTGGTTTAGGAGATACATGGGCTGGATTATTAAGAAAATATACAAAACTAGGAACAGTAGATGGACTTGATAATAATAAAGAAATGTTAGTAAGGTGGGGTATATTAAATGAAATGGCTATGTCTAGCGTTGGAGCTAGGTTTATAGGTGATGATGGATTGTACCCTACTCATTGGGCAAATAAACTTAGTGGCGCCTTTAGTAAGGGCTTAGATAAAATGGGTAATGAAATACATAAGTATAGTGGGTTAGGACCATTAACAGTTTGGTTAAAATCATTAGCTGGAAATATATCACAACAAAGCATTATAGCTAGAGCAAGAGTTATAGCTAATAATGCTACTAAATTAAAAAACGGAAAATATAAAATTAATCCAGCTGACAATGTTGATTATGATATTTTATCATCATTAGGTTTTGATCTAAAGGATATAATAAAATTAGGATTAAATACTGATGATGTTGGGTATAAAAACATAAAAATAAATGGTGTTGAACAAAAAGATTTATGGGAAATAAATACACAAGTTTGGAAAGATCAAGAACTTGCAAACAAATTTGGTCATGCTGTATGGGCTGAAACACAAATGACTGTTATGACTCCACAAATGGCACAAAGACCTGGCTGGTTAATGGGTGTATGGAGAGGTTTCCCTCACTCAAAAATGTGGGCTAAAAGAATTGCAAATAAAAGTAAACTTTATGATGAAGTATCTAAAGATTTAAAAAGAGCTTATGAAAGTAATGATAAGTTATTAATAAGAAAAGCAGAAGATAAATTTGACCAATTACATAAAGAAATGACATTAGGCCCAAGACATTATGCTCCTTTAGTTTCTAATATGTTTCAATTCTTTAATTTTGCTGTCGCTGCTGCTCAAAAAATTACATACCAATACACACAAGGATCACATAGGCATAAATTTCAAGGCTTAACAGCTGTATTTGCTTTAGCTTATGTTTCTCAATGGGCAAAAAATCCTGAGTATTTTGAAAGTTTAACTTTAGATCAGCAGTTATATAAAGCTACTGAATATGCTGGTGTTACATCTTGGATTCATAACGCAAATACTTATGTCGAGCAAATATCTCCACTCTTTATAGATGATGGTCTTAGCGCTAGAGATGCTTTTGGTGTTGAACCTTTAATAGATACTGATGATGTAACTGGACAAGCTCTAAGATCAGCTGGTACTCCATATCATCATGTAAGAACAACATACGATGTATTATTTAGAAATGATGAGTTTAGCAATAGAGAAATAAATAATAAAATAAGGTCTATGATACCTTTTATGAACTTACCTTACACAAAACCATTTGCTAAAAAAATACAAAGATGGATGGAGGATTAATAAGTGCGTTGCAATAGAATAAACATTAAGGAAAGTAGGTCATTATGGCAATAAGTGTATCAGATACAAGTCCAAGAGTAGAATATACTGTTGGCACATCATCACAAACTGTATTCTCAGTACCGTTTGCTACTGAACAAGCTGCGGATATTAAAGTTTTTGTGAATGATGTAGAGGCTACACAAGTAGCTTCTCTATCAGGACAGACAGGAACAGCATACATATTAAATAACATAGGTACTGCTAGTTCTACTACTATTGAATTTGCCACAGCACAAAGTAATGTGACCGTTGACATAATCAGAGATACATCTATATCAAGAACAAGTGACTACAACACAGGAGGGTATTTTGATATTGAGGACCTCAATGTTGAGTTATCAAGGGTAACAAGAAACTTACAAGACTTGGAGTTAAAAGTTGATCAATCTATTTCAGCACCTATACAAGAGGGTACGCCAGGAGATTTACCTACTGCGACTTCAAGGGCTGGAAAGCTCTTGGCTTTTGACTCATCTGGTAATGTCACCACTAAAACATCTGCTATTACTGAGTATCTTGGAGCTTTTACAACTGATTTAACTAACAGGCCAGACGGTACTGCATTAGAAACTGGTGATTTATATTACAATACAACAGCTTTAGAAACACGGATATGGACAGGCACAGCATGGGATTTGGTATTTGGTAGGGTTCAACCTATATCAACAACATATACTTCTTCTGGTCAAACGACATTAACTCTATCAGCAAGACCTAGTAGTGTCTTGTCCATATTAGTTATTATTGATGGTGTATTACAGAATGTTAATAACTATACATTGTCTGATAATGTTATAACATTTACAACTGCTCCGCCTACTGGTGCGTCTATTGAAATAAGAGATTTTTCCTCAACAGTATCATCTGGTTCAGGAACTATTATTGATTTATCTGGTACAGAAATAACTCAAGCTAATATAGATTTAGATAAACTACTTGCTGACTTAGCTGCTGCAACAAATAAAATAGATACATCACAATTATCTTCATCACTACAAGATCAAATATCTAATATTACTACAGTAGATGGCAGAGTCTTGGTTCTTGAAAACATTATTACACAAAATGGTGTGCAAATTATTACGGATCAAGGAACTAAAATAACTGCGCTAGAAACATTAACATCATCATTAGACAATACTGTTAATGGTTCTGCATCTACATCATTAACATCAAGGGTAGCTGCTTTAGAATTATTACAAGTGCAAGGTACTGGTAGTATAACATTAGACTTAAATAGAATTACTAATCTTGAGTCACAAGTATTTGAAACAGATGGAACTACAAGAAGATTAGCTACACTTAATGAACACAATTCATTAAACGCTACTGTAAGTACACTTAATGGTACTACAACATCTCATGCTACACGATTAAATAGTTTAGAATCTATTGTAACTGGTGGTACTGGTAACAGAGTACTGGCTACAATATCAGAATTAAATGCTGTAAGCACAACTGCTGCATCTGCAAACTCTACAGCACAAGCCCAAGCTGCAACAGTTACACAGTTAAGTACAACAGTAGGTAATAACACAACATCAGTATCTACTAACACTTCAAGCATTAATGGAATACAAGGCAAGTACTCTGTTAAAATTATGACTAATGGTTATATTGGTGGCTTTGGATTAATTTCAAGTGCTAATGAAGTAGGTGGATCAACTACATCTTTTGCTATTAATGCTCAAAAGTTTTATATGGTTGATAGAAATGGTAGTGCTAATCCTAGTACAGTATTTGAGGTTGTTGGTGGAACATTTAATATTCGTGATGCTGTTATTGATTCATTACAAGCTAATAAAATTAGAGGAGATGTTAATAAAAACCAAGTAGCAGAAACATCTGGTTCATCATCTTTAACATCTTCTTATGTATTAAAACTTACTTGTGATTTACCAGCACCAGATAATACAGGATCAACAGCAGAGGGCCATGCTGCTATGGCTTTTGCTAGTTTATATTTCAGCAGTACATCTGATGGTATATATGGAAAACTAACTGCATGTACATTAACAGGAAGCACAGAGGGTACTGAGTATGTATTACATGATATATATGAAGATTGGTATGTATCTAATATGCACCTTAATGCTAGAATACCATCACAAATATCTGCAACAGGAAAGACAACAAGTGCAATTAGATTTAAACTATATGCTAAACATGATGGAACTGCCTGTAGTTTAACAAAAGCTAACATACTTGCTTGGGGATTAAGATAATGCCAAAATATACAGAAGAACAAATAAGAGAAAGAGAAGAAAAAGTAGCACAGGAAATGGAACAAGCAGAAAAAGAAACTGCTGCTCAAGACGAAGCCTATGCTCAACTACTATTAGACCAACAAGCAAGGTCTGATTCTGAATCTGATGGTTACTATATACAAGTACTAGGTGATAACGAGTATGGAACACAAATGGGTCCAGATAAAATAGATGATTCTTATGAATTAATTATTCCTTTTGTTGGACAAGTAAGTAAAGGTTATGAATTATATGTAGCAAGGAATGATGCTGGTGTTCTTGAACAAAGAATAAGAGAAGAAGATTTAGATTATTCTGGTAAAAGAAGAAATGAATATCCTAAACTAGCAGAACAATTAGATATGATATACCACGACATAGACGCATGGAGAGAAACTATAAAAGAAATAAAAGAAAGGAATCCTAAAGGAGAATAACAATGGCTATAACTACAGTACATGGAAGAATGGTAACAGATGGTTCTATCGGAACTGATGACTTAGATGGTAGCTCTGTAAGTACAGGCTTTAGCGGAGTTACTAAAGTAGACAATGGTGATGGTACTCTTGATATTGTTTTTGCTGCTGTAGGAGGAGCTACATATACTATTGTAACCCCTGACTTAACTGGACCAGCTGGACCTACTGGTGGTGCTGGAGCAACAGGAAGTACTGGAGCAACTGGAGCGCAAGGACCAGCTGGACCTACTGGTCCGACTGGACCAGCTGGTACATCTGGTATTACTGTTACAGGATTTTCTTCTACATCTAATAACGATTACACAGAAACTATTACTTTAACTTTCTCTGATAGTAGTACGCATAGCTTTACATCACAGAATTTAAGAGGTGCTACTGGCGCTACTGGTGCTACTGGACCTCAAGGTGCTACTGGAAACACAGGACCTACAGGAAATACTGGACCGACAGGGAATACCGGGCCTCAAGGTTCTATTGGTAATACTGGTGCAACTGGTACATCTATTACAGGAATTAGCTTAACTGATAATGGTGATGGAACTTACGACATAGTACATAGTATGTCTGCTGGTTCTAATATTACAGTAACAAGCCCTAACTTAACTGGACCTACTGGAGCAACTGGTCCACAAGGTGCAACAGGAAATACTGGACCTCAAGGTATTCAGGGTATTCAAGGTGAAACTGGAGCTACTGGTGCAACTGGAGCTACTGGACCAGCTGGACCAATGGCAAATCTTGTTGAAGATACAACTCCACAATTAGGTGGTAACTTAGATTTAAATGGTCATGAAATTTTAGATCTCCCAGCATCAGGAGGTGTAGCAACATTAGTAGCTGATGGAGCTATTACTGCTGGTAAGCCTTGTATATTAACTGCTGCTGGAAAAGCAAAACAAATAGTAGAAACAGGAAATACTGTAACAGAGGGTTTTGGAACAACATCAAACTTTGCGAGTAGCAATATAAATTATACAGCACCAACAATAGCTCAAATAGGAACAAATAAGGTTGCTTTTGCTTATCGTGATAATAGTAACAGTAATTATGCAACTGTACAAATTGGTGAAGTTAATGGTTCTACGAATGAAATTACATGGGGTTCAAAAACTGTAGTAGATAGTAACTCTATTGATCTTTCTGGTATTGCTTATGATACAAATACAAGCACTTTAGCGGTACTTTATGGAACAACATCTTGGGTAGAAATTAAAGGCGCAACAGTTTCAGGTACAACGCCAACTTTTGGAAGCAGTAAATCCTTATCAGCATTTGGTACTAACAAAGGTTGGGCTTTGCAATATGATCCAGATAATCAAAAAATAACAGCATTTTTGACAGGAACTTCAAGCGCAACAAATAGACTTAGATGTTATGACATAACAGTTAATGGAACAGCAACTCCTACTGAAAATTATTATTCAGAAGATGGTGGTTTAGATGCTTGGTGGGCAAATGTAAATTATATTGCATCAGTTTATGATACTAATACTAATGTTTGGTTAATTACTAATGGTTATGATAGTTCTACAACATCAAGATATTTTGTTGTTACAAATAATGGTTCAGCTTTTACAAGGAATGAAGTAACTCAAACATTAGCAAACTATGGTGGTTATGCAAATCTTGCTTTTGATAGCACAAATAATAAAGTTGTTCTTGCTTACAAAAACTCAAGCGGTACAATGAATGTTGTTAATTTAACAATGTCTGCAACAAGTTTTACTGCTGGATCAGTTACAACAACAACATTAGCAAATGAAGGTGGTTCTGTTTGGGTATCATACGATCCATCAGGTCAAAGAGCTGTTATATTTTCAGGAAAAGCTGCTGCTGTTGGCGCTAATTATGGTGTATATTCTAATGATGGTACAACCTTAACCGAAGTTTCAACAGGAAACTTTGGTAGCACAACTCAAGATTATTGGGCGCAAAGAGGTGGTGTACTTCAAACAGCTATGACAGATTTATCTAATAATCCTATTGTTTTAGCTATGGGTACAGGCGGATCAGACAGTTTTGCAGGAGCTTTTTCAGTAGCACAAAATGCTGTAACAAATCTTGATAACAATTATATAGGACTTGCTTCATCAACAGCATCAGACGGACAGAATGTAGATATTAACTTAACAAATAGTATTAACACTTCACAAAGTGGATTAACTATTGGCGATGATTATTTTTCAAATGGTGCTGGTGAGATTAATAAGTTTATAAGCACTTCAACATCAGGAGCTGTAACAGAAGTCTATAGTTCTGAAACAGCATTGAATGATCCATCAGAAAAAGTAACTGTAGTATCAGATGGCAATAATACTTTTTTAATGGTTTATCAAGGCACATCTTTATATACAACGATACAAGCTGGAACAATGTCAGGAACAACTATGACCTGGGGAACAGCACAAGTATTTGAAAGCACAGATACTAGTGGTTGGTCGGCATGGTGGGATAGCTACAGAAGTTGCTTTGTTGTTGTTGCAAGAGGCGCAACAAGCAACAATCATATTAGAGGTAAAACAATAACTGTATCTGGACAAGCTATAACTATAGTGAATAGTAGCGAGACGACTGTATTTGGCAATAGCTACGCTCAAAGTTCAATGGTCGGTGGTTATGATAGCACAGCTCAAGTTGGCTTTGTTGTGAATAGCAGAGGAAATAGTCCAACAAAAACATCAGTTATTGTTGTTTCAGTAGATAGCTCAAAAAATATTTCATGGGGTTCAGAAGTAACAAGTAACGATAGGATATATTATGCCTCACAATTTGTGCATGACTCAAGTGGTAATGGTAATGTTTCTGTTATTGGAGCTACTTATAATTCTTCAACAACTGCTGAAGTAAATTCAACTCAAGCGTATGTCATTACTATATCTGGAACAACTCCAACTATTAAAACTCCTGTAGTGTTAAATGCTTCAGCATACAAACATGGATATTCTGTTTATGACGCTTCAGCTAATAAAACAATTTGTATTTATGATGACGCTACTAAAGTATATTACAATGTGTGTTCAATGAGTTCTGGAACACTTACAGCAGGCACACATACAGAAATTGCTACAGGAAGTATATCAAGTGATACTCAAGATTATGCTTATTGTGGTTGTTATGATCCTTTTACTCAGCAAATTGGAATAGTTTATGGTGATAGCTCTAATTATTATTATTTAAGATCAGGTAAAGTAAGCGGAACATCAATAACTTGGTCAGATGCACAAGCAGTTGATCCATCAACAGTAAATAAAGATATTAATTTAGTTAATGCTAATTCAACAGATAGTAATGTTTTGGTTCTTTATTGGGTTAACAGTGATAGCGCATTTAATACTTGGACAATGGGAAGTGCAGGAACAACAACTTATACTCAAACTGATTCTCAATACATTGGCGAAGCTATATCATCAACATCTTTATTATTAAAAGATACACCAACTGATATTGTATTTGGTAAGGCAGATAGTGATATTAGTAAAGGTCGTTCTGTTGTTGTTGAAGCTGATGGAGATTTTAAACAAGTATCTGGAGCAGTATCAACTGGTAGCGAAGCGACAACGAGCTATATGGAAGTTCACTCAACTTGCGGAGATGTTTTTGGTATAGCATCAGATGGAGCTGGTACAATGTGTGTGGTATTTAGAGGTACAAGTAATTATATTCAAGTATCTAAAGGCACATTAGCTGCTGATCACAGTATAGCTTGGGCCACTCCTGTTACTATGAGTACTGTGTATGGTAATAGCTGTTCAGTATATTATGACAAAACAAATGAATTTTTTGTTGCTAACTTCCAATCTTATAGTGATTGGTATTCTTATCGCGTAACAGGAAGTGGTAACACAACAACAGTTACTAATACACATAGTACTTCTTATGGTACTAGTACTGGTGTTACTCAACAAGCAGCTGCTTATAGTGAATCAGAAAGTTGTGGCATAGTGTATTTAGGTAAACAAACTGGTAAAATAGGAACGCTTACATCAAGTCAAGCAGCAGCATCAGGTAGTGGTTATCGCAGTGTATCAGGTCTTGTTGGCAGTACTGGAAGTGATTCTCAATTTCTTGGAATGGACTACGATCAAACTACTGATGTTGGCGTAGCTTGGTGGAGAGCAGAAGCTAACTCTGACTATCCAACTGTAAGAGCTTTTACTGTATCAGGTTCAGGTAATGGTTCTGTAACTTTAGGAACAGCTGTTGTTTTAGAAAGCACAGGAACAAATGCTTATGGTGGTGTTGCTCTTAATGGTACTGAGGGATTAGCTGTATGGAAAAGTAGCTCAACTGAATTAAGACAAAACTCTTTTACATTATCTGGTACAACAATTACAAAAGGAACAGCTGGAGCAGTAGCTAGAGATGGTTCAGAAGAATACTATGTTGAGGGAACACAACTACTAACATATAACCCCATGTCTGATAGATATTATTTTGCTTACAATAATTCTGCTGATAACTATGATGTTATGTTAAAAGAATTACAGAACTCAAGCGGAACAGTATCAGTAACAAATACAATTAAAGTCTTTGATGCTTCAAATAATCAAAACTATTATTGGAATGTAAAGTATGTAGGTAACACAACAGCAGGTAGAGAAAATCAACAAGCTTATATGTTGATGCTTGGTAAAGAACATGGTGATGATGCTGGAACATTTGGTTATGCTCCAGCTTATACAAGTAGCACTAGTAATTTAACTACTGAAAATTTTATAGGTTTTGCTGAAGCTAATGCAACAGCAAATGGAACATCTAAAGTTAGAATACATGGAATAAATCCTAATCTTACTGGACTTACCCCTGGACAAACTTTATATGTAACAGCTAATGGCGATTTATCTGAAACTGCTGAGACAGGTACAGTCGTGGAAGCTGGTAAAGCAATCTCGGCAACACAACTATTAGTAAGAGGATAATAATATGACACAAGTATTAACATGGAACAGCTCTAAAAATACAGATGATACTGTATATGAAGATATAGCTATCTACCAATTCTCAGATGATACTATCGTTGAGATCGGAGATAATCAAACTGTTATTAAAGACGCAAGTGGTAATGAACAGTTAATTATTTCTGATGTTAACACATCTAATGTTAATCACTATACAGATGTACCTGATCCTGAATCAGAATACTTTGGGTATAAGTGGTTTTATACAGCAGATGGATGGGTATTAAATGAGAACTGGGTTGATCCTAGAATTGAAGAAGAATAATTATGGCTGGTTTATCTCCTGTTGAACAAGGTAAATTACTTGAGGCTGTTAATAAACTGACAGACCAAGTAGAGGACTTGAACAAGAGATTACAGAACATGGAGCTACAAGTAGCAAGAGGTAGAGGCCTGTTGTTCGGAATTATTTTTGCAGCTGGTGGATTATCAGCTGGCATTACAAATTTTTTAACTAAACTTGGAGGAAATTAAATGAAGTATGCACTATCCCTTATAATTTTATTTGGAATAACTGTATCTGGTTGTGCGTCTAGCCACATTGGAGTCAATGCTCAGCTACCATCAGACCAGAATATCTCTATTGAGATAAAAACTACTACTGAAAATGATAGTTAGTTCTCTCGCTTGAATAGAAAGCCATACAGAAAGATTTAAACTCTATGACCTTATACTATATAGACATACCTAACTTCTTTTCTACGCTCATTTATGGGATTAATTTTTCATGATTGCCCTGTTCGGATCAGCACTTGGTTTCTTTTCCAGTACAATTCCATCTGTATTAGGATTTTTTGAGAAACGCCAGGCACATCGTCAGCAGTTGGCTTTACTTGAAGCACAGTCCAAACATAAAATTAATATTGCTAACGCTCAAGCCGACATAGCAGAGGCAGAAAATATATATAAGCATGACCAGACACTAGCTACTAACTCTGCTGGTTGGGTTACTACATTCTCAGCTACATGCAGACCAGTCATTACATATCTGTTTTTGTTTTCTTACCTTACTGCAAAATCAATTACTATATGGCAAGCATATACTAGTGGGGTAGAGCTGCATGAAAACTTACACATCATCTATTCAGATTTCGATGAGGGTATGGTATCTTGCATCATTGCTTTCTGGTTTGGTCAACGAGCTATGATGAGGAGAAAATAATGGCGATGAAAGTATCAGACTCAAGTGTAATATCTATACCATTAAGAAATCTTGTAAGCCTTATAGCTGGTAGTTGTATAGCTGTGTATGGTTACTTTGGTTTAACTGAGAGATTAAATTTTCTTGAGCATGAATTAGAATTAAAGAATAAAGATATAGTTCTTAACTCAGAGTTCAGAGTTAAATGGCCTAGAGGTGAGTTTGGTGCGCTTCCAGATGATGCACTTCAAGACATGCGGATTGAGCAACTGCAAGAAGAAGTTAGTAAACTTAAGGAGCAAGTAGATGAAATCAGTAAAGATTGATAAAGACACACAGACTTACATAATCCCATCTGGTAATAAGCTAAGAGTATGTATAGATCATGAGTCTATATGGAAAGACATGACAGTTAATGCGTATATTAATTTAATATGTGGATGTCTTGATGCTATCCAAGAAATAAGACGAGAAGAAAAACTTTGTAAATGTTGTAAGGAGTAAACAATGTCACGCAACCCACTAACAGCCGATGAGTTATTAGAAGTATTAGAAGCAGACAATGAACATAAGAGCAGACATGATGCTGCTAAATCATTAGGTCTAAGCTATGCTACATTCAATGCACGATTATATTGTGCAAGAGAAAGGTTACCGGACTTAACTAAAGAACCTGAGTTTGAAGTACCAGACCTACCGTCTGAGGAATTACCTATTGAAGAATTGATTGAGTATAAACGAAAAAGATTTCGTACAAGAAAGAAAGCTACTGATGCTCATGAATGGGTAGATGTTAAAGTAAATATTGATGGACCAGTAGGTATACTATGGATGGGTGATCC